ACCTCTATGGCTCGTTTAGTGAGTTTCTTTAGAACATTGTCATATAACTCAACCGTTTCTGCCACTTTATTGAAAATGGTAGAAACAACATTAAGCGTCTTATCTACCAGTTTTGCCACTATTGGAAACTATTACCGTAAGCTATTAGCCTATGCGGTAACCACTACCATTGCCATTCCAAGGTTTGTAAACAAATTTATGACCACTTATGTTGAACATACCATTGTCGTTTTGACAAGTATGGCAATGCACTTGGTTAGTTTGTCATATACCGTAACCAACAATAGCAAGCTATTTAAAAGCATAACCAAAGGGTTAAGCTACCTGTCTACTAGCGTATCTAGTATAAATTTTGGATATTATAGGACTTTATCTTACCTAAGTACTACAACCATTAGTATTGGTCGATTTTTAAATAAACTAATATCTTATTTATCGACATCAGTAATTACCCTAATACGTGGGTTAATTATTCACAAATTATTGGCTTTAGGGGTTGGTAATACGGTGTTTTTCTCAAAGCTGCCGATTAAGCTATTTTTTGTAGTTTCCCAAACAACTATCACATTTACTAAGCAAATGTATAGAACTTTCACCCTAGTTTCGGCTACAATAGTGACATTAGTCGCTGCGTATTTCAACAGGCTAGGTGCCGTAGTAAGGTATACGTTTACAGTAGACTTTAGAGACAGGGTAACAGAGCTTTATAAAGAGCGTTTAAGCGTAGTACAATTTAAAGACAGGTTAGTTGACCTTTACAAGCAACGAACTGTCCTTGCAAACACAAGTAATAAAAAGGTCTCAAAATGAGCCAGTTTTCGTATAAATTAACTACAGAATCAGAGGTCTTTAGCTTTGATTTTAACCCTGTTTTGCAACCATCCGAGACCTTAACCTCGGCTAATTGCACTGCTATTACAGCACAAGGTACAGATACAAACCCATCTGCCATCCTTTCAGGAACACCCGTATTTACATTAGGCAAGGCATCTCAAAGGGTTATTGGCGGTGTCGCTGATAATACTTACCGATTGATTATGACTTGTGGTACTAATCAGGGTAACGTTTACACCTGTATTGGTGACATCCCAGTTTATTCCCCAACGGAGATATAAATGGGTCACGCAGATTTCTTACGTAATGGCGATTACAACGGTATATGTGATGCTTGTGGTCACAAATATAAGTTTTCGCAATTAAAGTTACGTTGGGATGGGCTGTACGTTTGTAGCTACGACTGGGAGATTCGCCAGCCTCAAGACTATGTAAAGGGTGTACGAGACAATATGTCTGTACCAGTTTCTAGACCACAGGCTCCAGACGAATACAGCATTGTACAATCAACAATTGAATTGGTTGATGGATTTACTGTCAACGATACATATACATTAGATTAGGATAATATATGGGCCGTCCTTTATATACCAATAACGCAGCCACCTATTTAGCTTTTGGAATAACCAATACAGCAACAACAATGCAGGTATCTGCAAATGCTGGAGGATTATTTCCAAACCCAACTGGTGGAGATTATTTTTATGTTACTTTAATCAGTTTAAGCGGCCCAATTATTGAAATTGTAAAATGTACTGCACGTAACGGTGATATTTTCACTATTGAACGTGGACAGGAAGGTACATCTCCACTGTATTGGAATAGTGGTGATAATGTACAGTTGCGTATCACTGCTGCTGGTTTAAATTATATTGTTTCAAGTAAAGATACAGTAACCATTTTTGAAGAATATCAAACAGCAACGCAAGGACAAACAATATTTACTATTAGTTCTTTTTCTTACATAGTTGGAGTAAATTCTTTATCTGTTTATGTTAACGGAAGTAAACAAATTAATAATCTAAATTATGCAGAAACATCTACATCAGTAGTTACATTTAATTCTGGATTAAATGTTGGAGATGTAGTTGAATTTATTTTTGTAGAAAATATATATGGCTAATATGCTCTTCGCAAACAATGCTAACACTACGTTAGCTTCTAGTTTAAGTGCTGGAGCTACGTCTATGAGTGTTACATCTGCGACAGGCTTTCCATCTCCTACTGGAGTTCAATACTTTTATTGCACATTAGCTGATGCTGCCACACAAACAACTATTGAAATTGTTAAAGTAACTTCAGTATCAGGAACTACATTTGCCATTACTAGAGCACAAGACGGAACATCTGCCACAGCTTTTGCTGCAGGTGCAGTAGTATCTTTACGTCTTGTTCGTGCAAGTCTTAATGACTTTCCAAAGCTAGACGAGACCAATACATTTAATGCTGACCAAGCTATTAGCGGTCAATTAACCTCTTCTGCTGGTTTAGCAACCACAGGTACATTTACTGCCACTGCTCCTAGCGATGGTCTAGTAATGGATTATGCGACTGGATTTGGTCGTTTTAGTGCTTTTGCTGGAGATGGTTTTCAATGGTATAACGCTGGTATAGCTAATACTAAGTTGATGCAATTATCTTCAACAGGCGTAATTACAACAGCTACTTGGAATGGTGCTACTGTAGGAGTTGCTTATGGCGGTACTGGTGTAACGGCTTCAAGTGGTGCTAATTCTGTCGTTTTAAGAGATAGCAACCAAAACGTCTTTGCGAATAACTTTATTCCAAATACAACAACTACTGTTGCTTCTTCTACACCAATTAACTTAACTGTTGCATCTGCACAATATCAAATTGTTACAGGTTCTGTTACATCACAAACCTTTAATATGCCTGATGCCACGACTTTAACGGTTGGTGATACATATTACTTTAACAACAATATTACTTATTCTTCCGTTCAAATTAATGCTCATGACGGAAGCACATCATTATTAGCATTACAAGCTGGTGGTGCTGCTCATCTTGTTCTATTAACCAATAGCACTTCAAACGGAACTTGGGATGTACATTCTTATATTCCTAGCACAGTATCTTGGGGTAATGCAACTTTAAACTTTAATAGTTCTAGTAGTATTTCAGGCTCAGTATCTTGGCTTGGTAATGCGGTTGGTGTTGCTTATGGTGGAACAGGATTAACAAGCCTTACTGCTGGCTATATTCCTTATGGAAATGGAACAAGTGCATTTAGTTTTAGCTCTACACTAACATACAACGGAACATCATTAAATGCTGGTAATTTTGTTCCTGGAAGTTCATCTGTTCCGACAAATGGTATTTATTACCCAGCCTCAAATGTTTTAGGGTTTTCTACTAACACTACTTTTGTTGGCAGTTTTGATGCATCAGGAAGATTAATAGTTGGTGTAGCAAGTAATTTTTTCTCAAATACTAAATTACAGTTATCTGGTGGAGGAATGGCTATAGGAAACCTTGGAAATGGTTTTAATCCAATGGGATTTATATATTCATTCAACAATGATTCAGCAAATGGTGGTTTAACATTTAGCACTCAAACAGCATCATCAATGACCGAAAAAGCTCGTATTGATTCGAGTGGAAATATGTTAGTTGGTTTAACATCTTCTTATTTAAATAATTGTAATATTCAATCATCCACAGGACTAGCTATTGCAAATAATAGCGCAGGTTCATCTTACAGATTATATTTGGCTGGAAACGATAACAATCATTCTATTTATTCTAGTGGCAGTGGTGGAAATACAATGTATTTCTGCGAATATGGAAATTGGAATTTTTTTAGCACAATTTCAAATTCTACAGTAGCCACTATTAATAATTCAGGTGTTTATACTCCTTTATCTGATGTTAATAGAAAAAAAGATTTTGAACAATCAAATATTGGATTAAAAGAAATTTTAAATTTAAAGCCAACATTGTTTAGGATGCTTGAAGATGATGAAACAACTGATAAACAATTAGGATTTATTGCTCAAGAAGTTAAAAAATTTATTCCACAAGCATATTATGAAGAAAATAGTTTTATTGGATTGCAAGATAGACCAATTATTGCTGCTTTAGTTAAAGCAGTTCAAGAATTAAACGATAAATTTGATGCTTATGTCGCATCTCACTCATAAGGTTAAATTATGACAACACTTATTCCAAAATTTGATTTTAAAAATGGTGGTTCGACACCAACAGGCGCAGTTAATATTCCTATTAATGTAAAATTAGCTGAATCATTATCTGTTATTGATTTTGGTGCTGACCCTACTGGAATAGCAGACTCTACAACGGCTATTCAAAATGCTATTAATGCAGCAGCTACTACTACAGGAATTGTTTATTTTCCAGTAGGTACTTTTATTATTAGCTCGCCATTAAGTATTGTAGGTTTAAAAGTTAGTTTAATAGGTGCTGGGCAATATTCAACAAATATTAAAGCAAACGGTACATTAACAAATTTAATTAATGCGGTTGAATCGGCAGATACAGTAACGGCTCCTTTTTTAATTTCTAATCTTACATTAGATGGAAATAGCACAACCACTACTGGTATAACTATTCAATATAGACATAGTTTTAAAATTGAACATTTAGTAATTCAAAACGTGCAATATGGCATTACTGCTACAAGCGCTTATATTGGTTATTATCAATATTGCAGAATCGCAGCTACAGTAACTGGTATTAATATTGTTGGTTCATGTCACGCATCTAAGTTTGATAAATGTTCAATTGTTAGTTTTACTACTTTTGGGGTGGTTATTAATAATGCTGCTTTAGGAGATGGTAACGAAGCAATGTTATTTACTGATTGTGATATTGAATATGGTAATTCTGGAGGAGGTGCTGTATATATAAATTCAGGACCTTCTAGTGTTACTTTTGATACTTGCTACATTGGCGAAGGAGTGCAATCAGCAGTATTTACTGTTGTGGCAGGATTGGTATTAATTAAAGGCGGTCTTGTTAAGTATGGAAAAACAAGTTCTTCTGTAGGGTTTGTTTTAACTACAGGAGCACTTGTTGGAGTTGAAAATGCTCGTATTGAATCAGAAGGCAATTTAGATTTAAGCGGTTTAATCTATGCTCCAGTATCAGGTTCTCCAGCGACTAGCGGTAAAATCTATTTTACAAATACAAATTTAATTACAAACTATGCTGGTAACACTTTCTTTACTGGTGACCCTTTGCAATATGGGCCATCTCAAGTAGTATTTGCTTCACGATATGGTCGTAACTATACAATAGCAAATACTAATTGCACTGTTACCCCAATAAACCCAACATCTTTAGAGCTTAATCAGCATGGTTTTACAGTTGCTACACTTACAGGAGCATCTCCACAAGCATCTTTATACGCTTCATTAACAAATTTAGCAGAAACAAATCGTCAATATAACAATAAAAATTATTTAGTTGTTGTATATACATCAAATGTTCCTGTTAATGTTTATGTAAGTAATGGTTCAGGACAAGTAGCCCCTACTCAAACTTTAGGCACAATGCCAGCAGCTAATGCTTTTCCAGGTTCTTATGTTACTTATGCTCAATTTAACTATGATGCTTTTAATGCCTCATACACAACTTTAGAATTTGTTGTTCCTAATGCTGCTGTTGGAAATACTTTTACTTTGCGTGAAGTTTACTTTGCAGATGATAGAATGATTTGCACAGAACCAACAAGTTCAACAACGCAACCAACATTAAATCTTTATAAGTGCTAAGAGGAAAATATGAAAACATTTACACTAGAAGACCAAGAAGCAGCATTTATCCTTCGTGTAGTAGGTCAATTACCTACTGAATCAGGTGCTTATCCCTTGCTTCAAAAACTACAACAACAGTTTGCTTTAATTACTGAAGAGACACCAAAGGCAGAATAAATGACAACCAGTTACCAACAATCTAGGGATTCCGTAATCAATGGCGCACTCCGTGTATTGGGGGTAATTGGTGCTGGTGATACCCCAACCCCACAGGACTATCAGAACTGCTCTGAAGCCCTAAACCTGTATATCAAACAATTACAGACTAAGGGTTTACCATTATGGTTAGTAGAAGACCTCCCAGTACCTATGGTAGCAGGTCAATATACCTACACATTAGGCCCAACAGGGGATGTCATCTGTGACCGTCCTTTAAGAGTCGTCATGGCGTTCATTAGAAGCCCTCAGGGGAACGATACAACCCTTCAGGTCATCTCACGTCAAGAGTATATGCAACAGGGCTATAAACCCTCTTCAGGCACTCCTAATCAGGTCTATTACGACCCACAGCTAGGTAATGGCGTATTGTATGTATTTAACAACCCTAATGCAGCAGGATGGACTATCCACCTACAGGTACAACAACCTATCTCAGACATCCTAACACCTACTTCAATCCCTCAGTTTCCATCTGAATGGTTCAATACATTGAAGTTTGGCTTGGCTGACCAGTTAGCCCTTGAGTATGGTGTTCCTGCACAAGTACGTGCTGAACTAGCTCAACGTGCCGCTAAGTATGAAGAAGTAATGACCGATTGGAGCCAAGAAGAGGCTTCTACCTCCTTTTCGCCAGATTTTAGGTTCAAAAATTAGAATGACTGAACACGCAGCCTATATGAAAGAATACCTCAAAACGCATCCCGAATACAGGGAAGCTAGTAAGTCTCGTTCTAAAGCATGGGCTAAAAAAAACGCTGAATATAAAAAAGAGCAGGATAGACTTTATTATTTAGCAAATAAAGAAAAAATTAAATCTCAAGTAAAAGCTCGTATTGACGCTAACAAAGAAGCTAAAAGACTTGTTGACAAAGAATATTACGAAAAAAATAAAGAAAAAGTTAAGTCTAATGTAAGCAAATGGCAATCCTCTAACCGTGGAAGATGCAATGAGAATTCTGCTCGTTATGATGCTGCCAAGATTAAAGCTACTCCATTTTGGGCTAATATTG